TGGCGTTGTAGAACTCTTCAAGCGCCGGTCCCGCGTGATACCAGAAGAATCCCTGGCGGTAGTAGTTGCTGAGCGCCCTGCCGCTGTTCGTGTCTCGCGCGAGGTCCACGAAGTCACTCACGCGCATGTGCCGGCTGATGAAGTCCACGTTCTTGGGCGTATTGTTCCCGTACAGCTCCCGCATCATTTCCTGCGCGCCGTTCTCGGAGGTTGCGTACTTGTTGACCCACGCCGGGTCACCCGCAAGCTTCTTCTGCAAGCGCGGCATCCAGGAGACCTCGAAGTTCGGGCTGGTAAGGCCAAGGTTAGCGTACACTCCCGTCGTCGGCGTACGACCCAGGAAGTCCCGCATCGCTTCGGCTTTGCGCACAAACGCCTTGGCTGCGGCGGAAGACGTATCCTGCCCGAAGAGGTCCTTGAGGATGCGGGTCTTCACGTCCTCCCGGTTCGCTTCCATGTACTCCATGAACCTTGCCGATTCATTGTCGCTCATCTGCCCAAGGATCTTCGCCGTCGCGTTTTGCGTGAGCATATCCTGGTGCTCGAACTGCTTCACGTTGGTACGCAGATCCGCGAATGCCTTGTTCACATGCGGCATCTTGTAGCGGTCCGCGAGGCTCTTGATCCTGCTGGGAGCTGGCTGCAGGTAGTTTGCCACCACTTCCTTGGCGTAGGTGAGCCAGCGCGACACGGGATTCAGGATCGGCGACGTGGGGATGGCCAAGTTCTTCGGCGCCATGGCGCTGTCCATCGCAGGCTCATCGTACGGCCCAAGCAGGTTAGGCGCCCACTCCGCGTCAGGTACGGTGGCGAGGACCTTGCGGACTTCCTCGCGCGTGGCGACGACGTGCCTGCCCTCGGGGCCGCTGATCACATAGTTACCGTCCTCACGGTACAGCGCAAACCCTTTATCCTCCGCGTCGATGATCAGGTTATGGATGTCGTATACCTCTCCACGCAGGAACTTGAACGCCGCGCGCGCGCTCTTGTACGTGCGGTGAATGCCCAACTCCTTCATGTCCACGATGTACTGCGAGGACACCTTGCTTCGCGAAACGGTGCCCTCTTTCTGCCGAAGGACAACCTGCTGCACATCATGCGCACTCATATCGGCGAACTTGGCCGCGAAGGCATACGCCTTCTGCAGGCTTGCCGACACCGCCCCCGCCTGGTAGTTGAAGTCCACACCGTTGTCCGTCACTTCGATGCTGTCAGGACCAAACTTGCCGTCGATCTTGTCCGGGCGCAGGCCGAGCGTTTTCATGAGCGCTACATGATCATCAAAGCGCTGTCCGCCGAGGACCTTTCCGTTTCGGTCTTCGACCCACACCTGGCCCTTGGCTTGCTTCAGGTCGTAGCCCTTGAGCGCCAAGTCATGCCGCAGCGCGGGCACCGTGACGTTTTGCACCAAGAACTCGTCGATGACCTGCGGCAGGGTGCCGATGAACGCATCCTTGTTCGGCATGGAAAGCTGGAACGTGCCGTCGGCCAAGCCGCCTCCGCTCACGGGTGTCAGGCCCGTACCCGGTACCTTCCGCGTAGCGTCCAACAGCCAGGAAAGCTGCATCTTGGGGTCCGCCCCCGGAGTCGGAGCCTTGAAGACGTTTTGCGCAACCGCCCCCGCGGACGGGTTCTCCGCCCCCGGCGGCCGCTTCACCATCATCTCACCCTTGATGGCGCGCTTCATACGGTCGAGCAATACGCTCTTCATCTGCGGAGAAAGTTCAGGCATGGGACCGCGGGCCACGATGCGTCCCGTATTCGGGTCACGCACCGGGAAGCCCGTTGCAGCCCGCTTTTCCATACCGGCAAACTGCCTGCCTGCTTCCTGCCCCGCATGGTATTCCTTCGCAGCCTCGTTAAGCGCGTTGTTGTAGTTCTTCAGGAACGCCTGCTGCTCAAGCACTCCGTTCACGTTTCGCGGTACGGCCACCGTCGTGGTCCCGGCGTTGTAGCGTATGCTCACCGATAGGTCACCCGGTTCCCGTTCCACACGAGCCACGCGCACACGGTCTGTAGGGATGTTGAGCTCCGCGAAGCTGGTCTTCGTGAGCAATTCGATATCCCCTGCCTGCAGCTCACCGAGGGTTTTCTGCGCGAGGAACTGCTCCATGACCTTGGGCTCAAGGATGCCCGGGAACTGCTGCTTGACCATCTGGCTGATGCGAACGTCGCCCGCAAGCTTGTTGACCGCGCGCACATCCACGCCCTCTTCGTTGACGGAGCCCTTGCGCGTGAAGGACGGAAAGTAATACCTGCCCGTCTTCGGGTCCATGAAGTCAGACACATGCTTGGCCTGCTCTCGCGGATAGAGCAGGGTCACGGAGCCGTCCGCATGCTCGACGGCATCGGCGCCGCTTTGCAGCGCGTACGTGTGCGCAAGGTCAAGTGGATCTACAGGCGAGCCGAGCTTCTGCTTGACGACGGCTGCGGCCTGCTGGAGACGCACAAACTGCTGCTCAGGTATAGGGTGGCTGTAGACGCCGACGGCATTCACGTCCGACTGCGCTCCCGGCTTCACGCGAAGCGGATTGTCCGTGTCCAGGAACACTCCGCGCCTGCCAATGGTCCGCAACTGCTCGGGGTCAACGGCCTGCGTGAAGGCCACCGTCTTCACCCCCGGGGTGCCTTCAAGCATTTGGTGTTCACCCGCAGAGATCGCCGCACGTGAGTACATGGGTGTCACACTCTCATCGCCAGCGTCCAGTGTCTTCTGCAAGCCCTTGAGGTTCTCGTGCACGACGGCGATGTCACTGCTCTGCGCGCCGGGCCTGTTCGCGAACTCATCCAGGCCCTTCTTGTCGAAGAGGGCCGAGGCCAGGGAGCGTTTCGCTTCACCCAGGGCCTTGTACGCGGCGGTGTACGCCGGCGATGCCTCGGCGGACCTCGGAGGTTCCTGAAGCGGCAGCACATTCCGCTGCGGAGACAACCTGTCCACCAGGTCCTTCTTCGCCGCAACGTTCTTCACCTCTTGGGCGACGCGGGCGTCGGCCGAATCCATGGCGACGCCGTAGCGCCTCGCGCCTTCCTTGAGGGCCTCGGTAAGGGTGACCTTGTCCAAGGGCCTCGGCTGTGCACCCCGCTGCGGATTCTGCACGGTGGCAATCTGGCCGCCGGCATCGGGTACCTCGCGCATGCGGAACGTTCCGTCACCGTTTGCCACCATGTTCACATCCAGGCCGCGGTTTCCAAGCGGTCCGACCTTGAGCTGCGCCTGAAGGCGAGCAACTGGATCTACTTGCAACGCCTGCGGACCAAGCTTCTGCTTCGCCTGCTCAATGTTCTCCCGCGCAAGCACCGCGTCCTTGACACCATCCGGCGCTGCCACGAAGTCCGGGTCCGTGGACTTCAACTGCCGCGTGGCATACATCTCTTCCGCGCGCGTGGTGGCATCCTGTTTGAGGAGGCGTGGATACCGTCCGCTCACGGTCTCGGCCATGGCCCTTGCGCGTGTCACCGCCCGCGTGATCTGTGCGCCGCCCTCGAAGGCGCCGATTGCCGCACCTCCCACTCCCCAACCCAGCGCCACACCCGTGATGCCCTGCGCATCGCTCACGGAAGCGGGGTCTACGAGGGCCGCCCGCGCAAGGCCGAAGCCTGCGCTGCTTGCAAAGTCCGCGGCTACCTTGGCACCAACCGTCGCCAGTGCCGGGGCCATGCCCTTGGCGCCAGCTGCCGCCAGCGCTCCTCCGATGCCCTTCTCCGCCACCGCCCCGAGCTTTCCGAGGTTCGCCGCACCTCCCGTGGCAAGCGACGGCCCCGCGATGTCCGCCGTGGTCCCGATGAAGTCGCCGAGGGCCGCCATGAGATCCGGCGATCCTGCCAGGTTCACGAGCGGAACGTACTTTAGCAACGTGTTATTCACCACGTTGCGCACCCCCTCGGGCAACGCCACCCCTTGCTTGGCGCCAAGGTACTCGGCGAGCTTGCTGGCATCCGGGTCTCCCTGCAGCACCTTCGTCTGCAGGTTGTCCAGCGGCTTGATCCACGGCGCAGGGATCTTGCTGTTGGCCACGGTAAGCCAGTTGGTGGCCTTCCCGGTGATCGACTTGCTGTACGCTACCGCTTCGCGGAGCGCGGCGGAGGCCGCGGGGTCGTTTTCCAAACGCTTTTGCTCATCAAGGAAGGACTTGTCGCGGTACGCCGGCGGAGCGGAGGCCACGGTGCTCATGAGCTTTCCCTGGGTGTCGGCGTCCAGCGCCTGGAACTCCGGGAACTTGGAAAGCACAAGCTGCCGAACTGCTACCTGATCCCCGTAGCCCAGCGCGAGAAACTTAGGGTTATCGTTGAGCGAGGCAAGTTTCTGACCCATGGTCGGAGGCGCTGCCGGCGCAGTATCTGCCCGTGCGGCCTGCTGGCCCAGGGAAGAGACTTCATCTACGTCAGGCATGATCGCCTCCTAATTCAGATTCAGCTCAAGTTTCAGCCGACTGTAAAGCCTTGCCGCGGGCGTCCCGGTCGCAAACTGGCTTGGGTCCGTCTTGTAAAGGTGATCCATGATGTCATACGCGGACTGATACCCGCCGCTCAGGAACCGATTCATGCTCTGCTTGTACAGGTCCGCGAAGGACGCCTTGGGGTCCCAGTTATCCGCGGGATTCGGGTAGTTCTGCCCCGTTCCGGGTGGAGGAGTATACCCCTTGCCTTGCACGAGCGTGACACCCGCCGAAGGATTTCCCGTCGCATTTGGCTGACCATACGGAGACGTCGCTGGTGCCCCTCCACCTTGTTTGTTAACCAAGTCCCAGAAACCACCGCTCATCGGCATGTTACTGCCCCAGTTCCTTCAGGATGTCATCCGCCATGCGCTGCTGCTCGGGGGTGAAGCCGGTGGGAACCTGTGCGCGCTGCACGGCGCCGCTTCCTGCCCGTGTCTGCCCCGCTGCGCCCACGCCTGCCGCAGGACCGCTTGGCACCGGCGGCTCAGTGACGCCTTCGCGCGTAACGGTACCGGTCTGAGAGCCAGTGCCTTGCATGGCCGCGGTGATCGCGTTGGAGAAACCTCCCACGAGTCCCCCATCCTTGCTCATCACGTACGCCGGCACATCCGAGAACTGCGGGGCTTCCTTGGGGTTTCCGCCAAGGCTTACGTGCATGGTGGTGACCACCCGGTTTGCCTGGCGGTAGTAGCTGTTGGCCTGCTCAACAAGGCTGTTCAGGTGCGCAACATCGGCGACGGTTGCCTTTGCACCCTTCGCCGTCACCACCGCATACATCTTGTTCGCTTCGTCCTCACGGTCCTGCGCGGAGGCGAGCAACTTCGTAAGCACCGCGTTGTTCGTCTGATACGCTGCCGACGCAAGCTTCGCGTTCACCTGCGCGGTACTTGCTGCCATTAGCGCCTGAAGCGTCAGGGCTTTCTCATAAGTGATCCCGGTCTTGTTCTTCTCGCGAAGCGTCTCCAGGTTGATCGTAAGCTCATCATTCTGCAAGCCCATGTTCTTGCGGTCCTCGATGGTCTTGTCGAGTGCGGCCTGGTAGGCTTCCATGTGCTTGGGGTCGGTGTCCTTGTAGTACTCGCTGGGGTTCGCCGCCATGTAGCGGGTAAGGAAGGGAATACCGTTCGGGTCCAGTTCGTTGCGGAGGTAGTTCGCCGCTGCACTTGGTCCCGCTTCCTTGGCGATCACGCTTGCCTGCGCCCTTGCATCCGCCTTGGTTTGGTCAGCGAGATCCTCGGGTGGCTCGGTAGCGGCCCCTGCAGGCGCTTCGGGCTCGGGCGCGTTGCCAAGAGCTTGCTGCATGAAGCCGGGGTACGGATTGCTGCTGGTACCGGAAGGCATGGGAGTAGGTGCAGACGCAGGCGCGGCGGCCACACCCGTCACGTTTCCCGCCCCCGGGATGTTCGCCTGGCCAAGCGTCGGCGTAGGCACCACCGGTGCCACCTGCATCGGCGTTCCGCTTGGCGATACCACGCCCTGCGTAGGTGCACCTTGCTGCGGACCCGTGCCAAGCAGCTTGTCACTGGCTGCAGGAGCGTTTGTACCCGTTGCTTCCTGCCCGGCTTGCTCTACTTGCAACCAAGACGGAGGTGTTTCACCTGTCTCCGCATACGCATCCTGAAGTTTTTTGGTAGCGTAGACACCCATTATACCCTGGTGGATCTGGTCGGCCGTGTACGGGTTGTTCGCAAGCTGGCTCACGATGCTGGGGATGATGTTCTTGTCCACGCCCGCTTTTCCGTAGAGGTCCGCGATGAGTGCCTGGCCTTCGGGGGTCTTGGCAACCTCCGCGAGACTTCCCGTCGCGGAGTTCTTCACCAACGTATCCAGCACGGCCTGCTCATTCTTCAGGTCCGCCGCCTGCTGTTCCGCATCCGCTTTCTGCTTGGCTGCCTCGGAACTCTGCTTCTGTGTGGCGATGCTCTTGAACATCTCGGCCATGCCCAGCATGGTCTTATTAAAGTCATCCGAGCTTTGCTGTGAAAGCTGCGCGGGCGTAGGCCCTACAAACTCTGCCATTATGCTTCTCCTACCACAGGCCAGCGAAGATCTTGCCAAGACCACCCGCGTTCGCGATGCTTGCAAGGCCCGTTCCCGCCGAGCCCACGTTGCCCAGCAACTGCTGCAGTCCCTGCCACAGGCCTTGGTCGGAGGAAATAAGCGGGTTCCCGTAAGTTCCAAGAGACTGCCCAAGGGTTCCGGCAAGGCTCCCCTGCTGGCCCGCGGCCTGCAAGCCCGCGAGCAACTGCTGTATGTTTCCCTGCTGCAGTCCGCTCATGGAACCACTAAGCAAGCTGTTCAACAACTGGTTTTGCTGCGAGCTTCCCTGAGACATCGCCTGGAACATCGGCTGCGCAAACGCCTTGCTTGCCTCTTGTGCTGCCCCGCCAGAGTAGATGCTGCCGAGGCCCGCGAACTGCCCGGCGACATCCTGCATGGCGTTCTGACCCACGGCTTGCGCCTGTTTCATGAGCGCGTCTTGGCCCGTTTGCGAACCTTGCGCGAGCGCCCCAAGTCCGCCGGCGTTCTGCATGAACTGTGCAAGGAAGTTGGTGGGATTGTAGGCGTTGAGTGACGCTTGCTGCAGGCTGTTCATGGAACCCGCAGCGTTTCCATACTGCCCCTTCAGCATCTGCAGGATCTGGTCCGTGTAGGGGTTCTTGTTGCTCGTTCCGCCAAACAACATGCTCATGATGTCGCTCATACCGCCCCCTTACTCATTTCCTGCGTACCGGATGCGCTTGCCGCGATCACTGAAGCTTACCGTGAAGCTCTCCACGGCATACTGCTCCACCACGGTGTTTCCGCGCAGGCGGAACATCGCCACGTCGTTGGTGTAGCGGAATTGCGCCTGGCCCTCGTCATAGCCGCTCTTGACTGTCAAGCCACGCGACGTGAGCGTGGTCCACGTCGTGCCACCATCCTTGCTTCCTTCTATGGTAAAGATCAAGTCCGTGCTCACCACGCGATCCAGCTTCACGCGGAACTCGAGCCAAGTCTTCAGGTTGCCCGGAAGTTCTTCCTTGCGGCTTCCAGTGATCATGGTAACGGCAATGGGCACGCTGCCAAGATCATTCTTCGCGTTTTGCTCGTAGTACAGGACTTTGCTCGTGTAGCCGGCGTACACCGGCGGCGCGTATCCCGTCCCCTGGCTGATCTGGTCCCAGGAGGCGTATACACCCATGCCGGTGTTCCAGGTGTAAGGTGCCACGGTGAGCACACTATCCCACGTGGTGGAAAGCACAAGCGCCTTCCTGCTCAGGAAGGAAAGCGTAGTCACCTCATCAATGCTCCAGGCTTTCGCGATGTAGTCGTAGGACAAGATCTTGCTGAAGCTCCCCGAGCTGTCAGGGATGGCGAATAGGATACGGGTGTTGATAGGGTCAGGGACCGCGTAGCATGCCCAGCGGTTGCTCTGGTAGCGTACGTAGTCCCGGGCGATAGGTGTTCCAATCCGTTCCAGTTGCAGGTTCGCGCCGAGGTAGTAGATGTCATCATCGCCGATGAAGAAATGCCCGTCCAGCCACGCACACACGCCCTTCATGCCGGCAAGGCCCACGCCGCCGGTGTCCAGGCGAAGGAAGCTGTACGGCAGCGTATTTCCGCTGTAGTTCGTCGGCTGGCCGATGTAGACCGCATCGTCAAAGTAGGCGACAAGAAGCTGGCCGAGCGTCAGGATGCGCTTGCACGCACCGGGCAGATACGGCTCATCCACGTACTGGCTTTGCGCCACGCCAAAGTTGGTCTTATCGAGTACCTGGCTCCAGAGGATGCGCTGCTTGTTTACGCTCGTAGGGTTGTACGGACCCGGTGTCCCGATGTTCCCGCACCACACGCGGTCCTTGTGCGTGGTCACGCACGTCGGCACGAAGTTGCAGCTTGTGCCGGCGGAGAACACCGCGAAGGTATCCGCATTCGCATCGTATTGCCGCAAACGTCGAGAACCGTCGCTAAAGAGGATCTTTCCGCCGGGGATGAGCGCGTAGTCAACCAACGTCGGGTTACTCGCCGCGAACGCTCTCCGTATCACGAAACTCTTGCCGGTCAGGGTGTAGCCCAGCGCTCCACCCTTGACCGTCACCAAGTTGCTTGCAAGCGTCTTGATTTCACGGCGAACGGAAAGCAATCCGCTCGACCAGTAAAACTCGTCGCCTGCCTTGATGTCCTTCGTTTGGACATTCAACGCCCCTCCGTTAAACGTCACCGTAGATGACGTGCTTGCACCCGTGCCCACGGTGCTTGCGAAAGTGTCGTAGGTACCCGTCATGCTGGTGGCACCCAGCCTGTAGATAAACTTCTGGTCAAAGACCAACACTTTCAGCGTGGCCCCGGCCCAGATCGTCACGACGTCCTGCAGCGGTGGGTAGTTGCAGACGCCCGAGCTTGCCGCCACGAGCCCCGGCCTGCGCACCAGCCCTCCCTTGCTGCACATGTAGTTGCCAAGGTAAGTAAACGCCCCCTTGGGCAGTTGCGTCGCCGGCACATGCCGCATCATCCCCTTGTCCAGCGGCCACTCCACGACGGTCTGCGGCGACTTCGGGATGATGTAGTCCTGCATCTGGGGCGTTACGCGAGCCATGTCCTTACTGCGCTCCCACCGCCTGCTGGGCAATACCAATCACCGCGTTGTACGCAATTCCATGCGAGAGCGCGTTGGCCACCCTCCGCTTCAGGTGCGCATCCTTTCCCGCCTGGTCCCCGCCCTCTTCCTGACCCACGACCAGGTAGAAGGCGATCAGCGCCGAGATGCCAAGCCTTACCCAGCCGTAGGCTTTCAAGGAAATGCCCCCGCTGCTCACCAACTGCGGCGCGAACTGCGCGATGAAGATGCCCGCGAGGGTTGCGGCATAGACGGCGAAGCCCGTGCCCAACCCCCGCACTGCAGCCAGGAACCCTTTCACGAAGCCGGTCCCGCGGGCGGTTCCCAGGGCCTTCCAAGCACGATACCTGCCACCGCGGCCACGATGGCCACCACCTGTCCATACCACGCGACGCCGCCTACCAGCGCCATGACGCCTTCGGCAATCGCCGCGGCCCCCGTCAGGAACCACCACACCGCTTTCTGAGTCTGGGACATCAGGTCACCTCCATATGCACCAACCCTTCCTGCTTCAATCGCTCAACGAGCCAAAGCAGGTCCGGGACATTCACGATACGCAGGCAGCCAAAGGTGTACTCGATAGCACTGTGATGCAGCCCATAGCCGTAGTCCATCACGGTCCTTCCCGCAGGATACTGGTACAGGCCATGCTCGTCCAGCGTCCACTCCTCGACAAGCTGGCATGCATTCGTCGGGATGAAGTACGGCGCGGTGTACATGCTCGTGCGCGCAAGCGGGGTGTACACGCTCCATACGCCAACGGGAAACGCCTTTGGCTTGTACGGAACCCCGTCGCTTCCGTCCTCGTTGGTGGTCCGCACCACGTGCTCCGCGGGCGTCTGCGTCACGGGCTCATACACCTTATTGCTGACAAGAAGCTCTCGCTCAAAGGCGTACAGGACCGCATCTCCTTGCTTCCAGCGAAGTTCACTCATCACTTCGCTGCCTTCTTGCTCACCGCACTGTTCGTCAGCAAGTCGTTCAGTTCCTGGATGCTGTCCTGAGTGCTTCCGTTGCACTTTCCTTCCTTCTGGTTCTTCAGCACGCACATCACCGCGCGCAGCAGCGCAGGCAGGATGGCCTCGATCCGGTCCAACCTCTTGGGCGTATGCCACATCCGCGCAAGGGCCGAGACCAGGAACACGATCAAGCCCGTGATGACTGCGCTGCCAACTCCGATCGCTATTCCTTCAAACATCACGCCTCCTTCTTAGTTCCCTGCTGCTTTCCACGCTGCTTTCCACGCCTGGATGAACGATGCCCCGAAGGCCGTCGCATTCGCCGGCACCGCCACGAGGTTATTGATCGCTTGAAGGGTCATCTGGGCAAGCGTCTGTTGGGCAACCACCGCAGGGTCCGGGGTCTGTGCCGCGGGGGGAACATAAGGACTTGCGCTTCCTCCTTGAGACAGCCACGCGCTGACCTCTGCCATGAGCGGATCACTTGCAAGGACATTGTACGGAAGCCCATTGTACACCACCACGTACGATCCGTCAGGCAGCAAGAGAACCGGCTTCGTGAAGTCGATCATGCGATCCTCCAGACGACCGCTTGGGGGGCGTACCCTGCCACTGCTGCATATATCTGTGTTCCGCCAGCAGCGACTCCCGCAAAGAAAGTTCCCTGAAGGTTATTACTCGAACTCTGGTTTCCCAGAACCAGATATGCCCATGTACCACCCGCCGGGAGACTAAGGGCTGCCCCTGTGCCGGCAGATATAGGCTCCCAATAGCCCACTCCCGATGACCCTTGCGGAAGTGGGGCGACCTTTCCATACTGCGGCTGGTAGGAAAGCGAGTTGTACGCGGTACTCCCGTCCCCGATCTTGAAGTACTTTGTGTCGGTCTCGTAGCCGATCTGGCCGGAGAGCAGCACCGGGTTCGCCGAGGCCAGGGCCGCGGCGGTCCCGCTGATGGCATTCGTGAGGCCGGTGCCGGTGCCGGTGAACGTTCCCGCCTGCGTCCACGGGCTGTTGAGGGTGAGTACCGGCGCCGCTGCACTCTCGGGGTCAAAGGAAAAAGCCTCGAAGGGAAACAAACCCTGGGAGGTGTCACGGGTAAGGATGCTTGCGGGGCGTATGGGAGCAGGAGGCGAGGAGCCGCCACCACCTTGTATGTCACTCATGGCGTGTACCAGATGGTGATGAAGCCACGGTTGTAGCTCGTCGCATCCCAGTCCGTGGAAGCAAGCCCGGCTCCAAGCATGTTTACATACGTAAGCCAATCCCCCGCGGTGTTTTGTGCAAGCACTACATTGGTCGCGGTAAGCCCCACGCCCAGCCCCCAGTGTGTCGCCGGGTTCGTGTAACCCCTTCCCATGGGGGCGCGGTAGTTGTCACCGTCGGACCGCAACACCGCATCCACACCGATGATCTTGGAAAGCGTGAGGCCATGCGCGACGGACACACTCGCCGACGAGCCCATGTTCCAGTCGCCGATGTTGATGACTTTGCAGAACATGGTCGTGGACGCACCACCGAGGCTACGAACCGCCTCCGCCGCCACGCTCACCCACGTAGAGTTGCTTGTGCGTACCTTCAGCGGCGTCGTGTTGCTCTGGCAGTAGAGCCGCCCCACGTCATCGGAGTCCAGCGCGTTTCCGTCGGGCTTGGTGGTAGGCGCCGAGGACTGGTGGTAGACGCGGCCCGCGCCCTGGCGGAGGTTTCCTTCCTGGCCGGCAGAGGAGCCGCCCACCAACGCGAAATACCCTTCACGGCTAAGCCGCTCCGCGAGCGCAACCTTGAGTTCACGTATGCGGTCATCGCCTTGGCGGGGGTCGGCCGAGCCCGCCGGGCTTGCGTTGAAACCCGTCGCGGAACTTGTTCCTCCACTCCAGGTCACCGTGGGTGTAAAGGCCATTACAGCACCTCCAAGTGAGAGTCCTCGCGCTCGTAGGTGAGTTCGATATCTTGCTTGAGCGAGGACATAAGCTCATCCAGGTCACGCTTCGCCGCGTAGGCTCCACCGAACTCCTGGTTACGCACCAGCCCGATCCACCTTGCGTAATGCCAGATGGCTTCGTGAAACTGCTCGGGGATCAGGGGCACGTCGGTGGCCGCTGAGAGGTCATCCGGCATTACCGCGGCCTCGATTCGGTAGGTGCGCACCGTGCTCACCGGCATGTCGAAGTAGATCGCATTTCCCCGCGGGAAGTAGCTCATGGGTATGCTGGCCGTGAGCAGGTACATGGAGAAGTTCTCGTCCCGCGCGGACGGCCTCAGGTCCCACGGCATCTGTAGGTCGGTGACCTTTTGCACGGCACGGATCTTCTTGACGGGAGAGAGCACAATGTTCTCCGCGGCCGTCGCATCCGTGCTCTCGACGAACTTGTAGAACCTCTTGTAGAGCTTGTAGTCGCTCGTGGCATCCGGCGTCGTGGTCCAGTTCTGGTGCACGGTGATGGTCCCGCTCGTGGCCACCGAGTCTATGATCAGCCGCTTCTGGCCGCTTCCAGTCCCCGCGGAGATCTCCACCACCCAGTCCACGTAGCGGTCGTCGGGCGTCGCCCCGACAAGGCCGCTGAGGACCGCAGTGTTCGCCGTCGCCGACGTCACATCCCCGGTGAGCACCACCGTGCTCAGGAAGAGCACCTGCTCGAGGACCGGAAAGCGGATCTGCTCTCCGCTTGGAAAGCGCCAGGCGCAAATGCGCTTGTACGCGCGGTTGATCCAGGCGCGGAGCTTAAGCTCCTGCGCGGAGCCGTAGGTACGGTAGTCGATGTCATCCAGGTCGCCAAGGGCTTCGTAGACATTCTGTTCCAGGTCGGTGAGCGTCATGTCACGGCTCCAATCTGAGGTGGATCTTCCACCAGTTCGCCTGGGATGCAGGAGGCTCGGGGCTGGTGATCGTAGGGTGGTCAAGAAGCGGCCCCACCGCGAACCCCGCGCCTGCCAGCACATGAAGCTGCTTGAGGACAGCATGGTCCGTCGCCGGCGTCGTTGCAAGCCCACTGGCGGCAAGGGAGTAGTTTACCGTCTGCGTCACCGTGGGCGTACCGAGCATAGGCGTGGTAGCCACTCCCACGCACACCAAGGCCTGGATCTGAGTGAGCACGATGTGCGCAAGCACGGGCGTCGCCGCAAGCGCACTGCAACCTATGGCGTGATTCTGGGACAGCGTACCATGCCCCAGCGCGGGCGACGCCAGCAGCACGTTTCCCGCAAGCGCGTGGTTCTGGCTTACGGCACCGTGGTCCAGCGCCGGCGTCGTGCTCATCCCGTTCGCGGTAAACGAATAGTTTGTGCCGTCGCCCGCCGTGGGGTCGCGGAGCACAACGTTGTTCGGTGTCGCCGACCCCTGGCGAAGGTAGATGAGCAGGCTCATGCCGGCACCAGCGTGTTCACCGTGGTCCCGGCCTTGTCTGGGGAGCCTGGCAGGTAGGCGACGCAGTAAAACGGACCGGCGTTGGGTCCGATCAGAAAGGTAAAGTTTCCGCTGACGTCGGAGGTGGTGAGCGCGGCAAGGACGTCGTTACTGGTATAGAACAGGTGCACTACGCAGCTTCCCAGCGCCGATCCCGTTCCGTCTACCGTCTGACCTGAGAGAGCCCACATGTGTGTATCAAACATGAGCGGGGAGCGGCGCGTTCCCTTGAGGTCGAGCTTCGCCATCCCATGGACCATGAGCGGCGAACGACCTCTGGGAAACTGCGCCTGGCTTGGCATCAGGTGAGATCCTCCACGTAATACTCAAACACCTGCACGCCGTTTCCGCTGTTGCTCGTCTGGATGCCCACCCAGAAGTCGAAGATGTTGGCGATGGTGGAGTCAAAGCCGGTACCCACCGCCGGTGCCGTCGCCGGTACCATGATGCTGGAACCATAGGTTCCATCCGCAACCGCACCCGAGGTGAACATGATCCCGTTGAGCACGCCGACGCCAAGGAACTTCGCCGAGGTGCCTGAGCCCACACTGTCCACGCGAAGATCCACGACAAGCTTCGCGGGGATGCCCGTGTGCGCCGTGGTCGTGGTGGCAATCGCCCCGCTCGTCCATGCCACGATGCTTCCAATCATGCACTGGAAGGTGAACTGGCACTGGGCCGTCACAAGGTTCGAGATGCCCATGACCGCGGTGACGCGAAGTTGCTTTCCCGGGTAGAGGTAGTTTGGCGGCAGGGTCACCAATGCCTGCGGGTTGATGACGCTCTTCGCCGTGGTGTAGGTGGCAAGCGACGAGCCTGCGGCAATCTGGTTGGCGATGATCTGTGACCAGGTCTGTATCATGGTGCTTTCTCCTTACGTGGCGTCCGGTACGCCGATGTCAAACGCCGTCACGGAAAACGTATTTCCGCTGGTCACGGCCTGCGACGCGGAAAGCGAACTGGCCGCGTACAGCGTCGCCGAGCCGTCCGTGATGGCCCAGTAGCCGGCGGTGGCCGTTCCTGTTACGCTTCCGCCACTGATCGCGTTCACCGTGACCTTCCTGCCATTCGGCGAGCGGTCCGCAGGGCCGGTGTACGCAATGCTCGTCTTGTTGCCGAGGGTATAGGTGGACGTTGCCTCGGTATAGTTCGCAGGCTCGGACGAGCAGATGTCCAAGCGCGAGCCATTCGTCTTGATGACGTTGAGAAGTGCATCGTACGCAGCGTCGGCCATGAACGGCATTTAGCTACTCCTCACAACGTCTTGGCCCACTCGATGGCATCCGTTCGGTTGTCCTTGAAGCCCATGCGCGTCCACTTCCCATCCTGGAAGCGGTACACGTACCACACCCACTCGCCCTTCCAGTCCAGGTATTCCATGGGTGCGCCAAGGTGTATGTCCGCGCCTGCTGCATCCCGCATCCGCTCCCGGTAATGGCTTGCGGTCTGTGGATGCTCCAGGAACTCCTTGGTGGCCACGGTGGTTTTCCTCGCCGGTCCACGCTCCACCCTTGCTCTCTTGCTCACCTGCACGAGGGCGGAAGTCGTGTCCCTGCCGCTGGCGAAGAACCCCAAGAAGCCCATGCGCTACGCGCTCCTCTTGTACGGCTTGTGCTTTCGCACCGGCATGGACGAGTACGCCTTGCCCTTGCGAGCCTTGCCCTTCGCATCGGCCATGCTCATCTTACCCTGCTCGGCAAGCACAAAGAACTTCTTCTGCTGTTCCTTGCTTACCGCCTTCTTGTACGGAGGCATACGCTCACCTCGGCTTCTTGCCGCTGCTCTCCGCGTGCGTGACCTGCTTCACGGGGACGCTGTAGGTCTTCGTGGGCCGGTGCGCACCCTGGATGGTGGCCGAGCTTACCTTTGGCACCGGCGTACACTCGAAGTTTTTCATGTCTGCCCCTTTTTCCTCTGCACGCTGACCTTGTACGTGGGGTTGTTTCCCTTGATGCTGCCGGATGCCTTTCCGATGCCCGTGGAAGACGGCGTTGTGCCCAGCTTCTTCGGAGGTCCGTCGGAGCTGCCACCCTTGTAATCCACGAACCCGCGCCGCGACTGCGGCCCGTTCGGCTGCTTGTTCAGGTTTCCGCTCATGCCGTCGGTTGCACGGAAGCTGCCCGAAAACTTATCCCGCTTGTCCATCTGCTACTTCCCCTTCCTGCCGCGGATCTTCGCGGCTGTTCGCGCCAGATTCGCCTGGCGCTTGGTCTTGGTGGAGGCCGTTTTGCTTTTCGCCTCTTTCTTGGCAAACGCCTGCGTGCTCATGCCCGCCGCCTTCGCCTTTGCCTTGAACTGGCCATGGGCATTCGCGAACGCCTTGGCCATCCATTTCTTTGCCATTCCTCTACCTCCTACACAGCACTACACTCATGTTGCTCATCACCGTTGCTTTCATCTGCCGTACTACCATGGCCCCCGCTCCCAGGGGCATGGGCCAAAACGTATTCAGTCCCACTCTGGTTCCCAGCGTCGTCAAGGGAATCACATCCACATACGCAAGCACTGTACCAGAATAGTACGCCGCCTGCAACTGAATGTTTCCCACCACCCCCGTGCTCTTCCTCACGATGATTCCCGCAAGGCAGAGGACATCAAGGACTGGCGGATATACACCCCCGGATATCGAAAGGGTAGCGAAGTTTGGTAATACGGCAACATCCTCGTACGCTCCCATGTCGGGATTGGCGAAGGAGGCAACCAGACCTACATTTCCATTCCTTCCAAAGTTACCCTTTCGAACGGGCGGGCAAAGGCCAAGGGCGGGACTTGAAGCCGCCCCCGCTCTGATTGCCGGAGATCCTTTCTGGAGGGTGAAATCTCCAGAAGCAGGACTTGTAAAGAGAGGATTGCTACTGATCGAGTGTGCATCCAACCCACTTCCACTTTGCCATGCAGAAAGCGTAGTATCCTTAGATTGCCCGTACCGTTGCCATTGCGGACTGGCAACCGAATAGAAAGTGTTGTTATCGGACGCGGCAATCTGCGCTGCAGCTACGTGAAAGTCAATGAATATCTGATCAGCACCAGCGGGTCCGTCAACGGCACCGAGAGAATAGAAAATGTTGTTTTTCAACTCCGAGATGCAGGGCGTAACCGCATCGTGATAGTTCGTCATGTAGATCATGGACTGGAAGTAGCCATAAAATACATTATTCCAAATCCTTGTATTTATAACATGCAGATCGCCCACATTATCGTCTCCAAGAGTTATCCCAATGTAGGCTTTCAGTCCAGGATCATAGGTGGGGTGATAGAAAATGTTTCCGTAGATTTGCTGACCATCGCAAACATCATTATTAATTGCCGCCCACCTAACCTGCTCAAACCAGTTGTAGCGGATGATGCACCCGGTGAATCTCTGGCTGGTGCCGTTCATTTGGACACCATTGGCTGATGGGGTGCCCTGCCCTATCATGTCAAAGATGTTGTACTCAACCACGTTGTTGTTGGATGCAAGGCCGCCGGCCCCCTGGAAGAAGTAGATACCGTGGTCATTCTGGGTGTCGTGGAAGTAGTTGTGAGCTACGGTCCAACCGCTTCCGCAACCTCCAAGAAGTGCAGCACCAGTAGAGCCAGCAGCTATGGTGTGCAATTCGCAGTTCAGTACCTGACAATAGTTGCAAGTGTCAAAGTTGAGAAGATGAACATCGTTAAGGCCATTATACAATTCAAGATTGCTGAAGATGACGTAGTTCGCATAGCTTAGGTAAATTGCCTTTCTCGCGGCTTCACCATTGAGGACCGTAGCCCCATCACCCTTTATCGTGATGGGTGAACCGGATACACCACCCCGTAGAACTTTGAGTACTTCGGTGGTTGTGCTTTTGAATTGACCACCGGCACTCAAGAGAACGAGCGTATCCCCGGGACCGATTGTGGTATCTGCCTGTCCCCTTGCTCCTGCCCAAGTGGCGGCGGCCTGAAGATTGCTGATCCCCCACGCATGAGCGGCAGTCCCATCCTTTGGTGCGCTACCGTCTCCACCAATCGCGGCATAGTAGGTTTCGTAGACCGGAGTCAATGACCCGTCGAGTCCATATGCTATGATGTCGTTGATTTCTGTCTCTGACAAAATCCTACTGAAGATTGCAACCTCGTCCACATTTCCGTTCATGTAATACGTGCTCAGGTCGCGGCCTATGTAGAAAGGTTGCGCCGGAAGTTTCAGCGTCCCCGTGAAAGCAACACCATTCTTACAGATCCCATCTATGTACATGTAGATCATCAATCCTGCGGAATCAAAGATGCCACAAATGTGATGCCAAGAACCGTCAAACGGAACATGATAAATAGCCGTTGCGTCATATTCCGTATCCGACGAGTTCCAGACCGAGAACTCTAAACTCCCATTTGTCCCGACGTCGATTCCCCAGGATCGAAAGGTAGAGGAACCCGTCATTCCCATAATGCCAGCGTCACCGGCCGGAGTGCTAGGAAAGCGTACCCATGCCATAGCCGTAAATGATCCGGCTGCAACGCCTGGGAAATTAGCCGTCAAGTTTGCGTAGGCGCATTGAAGCCTTTGAGAGCTCGCACGAGTAAAAGAAGCACTCTGCGCCCCTCGCTTGTAGTTGGTTGAATCCTCGGTCGGATATGAGCCGGCATCGTCATCAACATGATTGGTACCCGTTCCGCTCTGGTCAAAGGCGAGGTGCTCAAACATGTAGTAGGCGACCATGTTCGGATCAAGCGTATAGTTGGCTGACATCTACTGCCACCCTCTCAGCGCCCACTTGCACCAGTGGCGCCTCTGCTTCTTGTTCAGGACGTCCACCCGTGCAGACATTCCTATCTCTTCAGCAGCACAATGCTCATGTTGCTGAGGAGTGTCGCCTTGATCTGCCGGGGGCTCATGAACCCTGCGCCCTCAGGGAAGTGCCAGAGGTCAATGCCGCCCGTGGCCGTTGCCAGCGTGGTAGACGGAATGAAGTCCACATAGGCAAGCGTGGTCCCGGACAGATACCCCGCCTGGATACGAATCTTCCCAATCACCCCCGTGCTCTTTCGCACGATGATTCCGCCGAGGTTAAGGCCCGCGTAGTCCGTCGGGGCCACGCCAAGACCGCCCACGCCCCCCTGCAGCTTGGCCGTCGCGGGAAACACATCGTTGGTCGCCGTGAGTGCCACGTAGTTCGTTGTAGAACCAGTAACGGCCATGCTTGGCCTCCTTTAGAAGTCTTCCTGGCGCGTAGAGTTGCTCATGGAACCTTTCCACACGGTGTCACGCTCGCGCCGCTGCAGCTGGTAGATGTCCGTATGGCATCCGCACGGCACTCCAAACACCCTGCCCTTGTAGAACTTCACCTGGTCGCGGCGGTATTCCATGTGGCACTGACTGCAGACAAAGTACCGCTGCTGGTAGATGCCCGGCTTGGTGCCATGGCTTCCCACCGGGTACGTGGTGCCGCCGTAGACGTAGGTGCTCTGGACATAGCCTGGCATTTACGCGGAGGGCAGGTTGTTAGCCTGCCCCCCTGCTCCTATGCGTCCGGCTGGTCCCAGCTCACGATGAACAGGCAGTTGGTGAACGAGGAAGTGTGGGTAACCTTTCCGTTACCCAAGGTGCACGACCCGGTGTAGTCCACCTGCGTGGTGCTTGCCCCCGTCCACACGATGCCGCTGCTCGTTCCCTTCTTCGCCCACCGCATGAACTGCAGCAGGATCGAGTTAGTGTTGATCCCCACCACGGTGGTGCTCTTATTTCCCGCCTTCACCACCTGAATCTGATGCGAGTGCCCACTGGAGAAGTGAGCACCCCGCACCTGGCCGCCGTAGGAGGCAGCGGCCTTGAGAACTTTTCCGCTCGCTGCCATGGCTTACCTCCTATGCTCCCTGGTTTCCGAACACGCCCACCCAGTCGAAGAAGTCGCAGGTGAGCCGCCCGGTGATCTTGAACAGCGCGTTTCCGGTGTTGAAGTCATCGGAGCTTTCCACCGCGACCTGCTTCCTCCAGATGAAGCGGAGATCATGCGTTTCCCCGATCAGGAACCATGCCGTCGTGGACGTCAGGTAGTGGCACACCATGTACTGCAGGTCCTCGCCCTGCAGCGGGTTGACGTCGTTGTCGGTGACCTGCGTGCGCAGTTCGCTGAGCAGGAGCCGCTTGGCCATCCACTTCAGCTGCCACGGGATGACGAGCAGTTTCGGCTTCACCTTGATCGGGATGCCACGCTCGTTGGTCAGCGCCTCGAAGGTGTTGATCGCTGCCGTGAGTGCCGTCTCCGAGAGCGCCGCGGCCGTCGTGGTGTTGATCCCGTTCGTGCCGTAGTCGATGCGGGGATGCGCCGTGGAGAACAGGGCAACGGCGTCCAGGCCGACACGGGTCGTCGTTACGAATCCCGAGTTCAGCAAGTCCCAGAACTTCACTTCCTTGGTGTACGCTGCGCTCTTCGCCAGCTGCACCGGAATCTGCTTGATGATGTCCTGGCGGTCGTCGTCGTAGAGCACCTGCGTGACCTGCACACCCAGGCCGATGGGCGTGAAGTACACCGTCTTCTCCAGGCCCTGCTTGTAGATGTTCCAGTCCACCGCCTGCCCTTCAGGCATATCCGCCATCGCACCGAAGGTCGCGATCTGGCCTTCACGGAGGTAGTTTCCGTCGGCGGTGCCGAAGTTCGCCACCTTGTCATGCTCGCTGTCCTGGCGCTCGTAATGGTCAAAGAACACGTGCGTGAAGTCCCTGATGATCGCCTGACTCAGGGCACCCGATACACCAATTCCACCTGCCATCTTGTGCCTCCTTCGTTAGGTGATCTGGCCGACCCACTGGGAGTGCTTCACGATGTACAGCAGCTCCGCGTAGGTAGAGAATGCGCTGAAGCCGGCGACGCCTCCAGCGCCCTTGGGACCGTAGCCGCCCACGATGCCCACGATCTGAAGCTGGGAAAGCGTGGGTGCACCGGGGTTGCCGGCGTACGCCGCCGTGCCGCTTGCCCAGATGCCCGCCGTGCGTCCCACGTATCCCTTGGTCACGTTCAGCGTGCTTCCGCTGCAGGCCCGGAAGATCACATCCATCCGTGCCGGCACGATCTTCATGGGGTAGCTGGTCGCAGCCTTGGCCGTGATCGGCTCGACCGCGAACCCGTAGATGTACCCCGCCTTGGTGCTGACCGCGGTCGGCTTCACGGCGAGGCCCGTGGTGCTCAGGCGCACCGGGTCTCCTACCGAGAAGCTCAAGTTACTCGTGGTCCACACCGTTTCCAGCGGGACGCTTGCACCGTCCAGTGCGCGGTGCAGCACGAACCCGTACTTGGAAAGAGTGTTTGCCATTCTCGCTCCTCCGAGCAGGCTTCCCCTGCTCCCTTACGCAGGAGGAGCTTTCGGCAACGCCGCCTCTCTCCTTGCGCTCTTCGCTATTCCTTCAAGAATGCGCGGTCCACGTCACTGGGGCCGACACGGACCTTTTCCACGGTGAGGTCCTCGTCCGTCTCAGGCATCACCGGCACCTTGCCGCGTCCCACGCGGTCGATGCCCTCTTCGAACTGCTCCCGGGCTCCGCGTACCTTCTGCCGGCTCAGGGCAGCGACTGCCTTCTCATGCTCCAGGTGCTTGGCGAAGTCCACCTTCATGAGCAGAAGCTCGTCACGGCCTTGCAGGTCCTTGGTCAGGTAGTAGCCGGAAGCGTTGGAAGAAATGCCCACATCCACGGGGTCCTCTTCGCTCACTTCCTTGTAGCCCAGCTGCTTGAAGCCGGATGCGTTCGTGCAGAACTGCCAGGAGAGCCAGTTGCGCTTGAGGAACTCTATGCCCTCGCGTCCGCGGGGCTTGAAGGTCAGGCGAGCTTCCTCGTGGCCCACGAGCGGATCTACGATCTTTTCGACGCTCGGCTTTTCCCTGCCTGGCTTGCTCATGGCCTTATGCTCACCGAAGGCCACCCAGTACCGCTTCGCATTCTCATGTGAAAGAGCTTCGCAGATGCTGTCTGGCAGCACCTTGAAAGCAGGCCCGTTGGCAAACGTCAGCGTGGCCCCTTCCTTCTCGTAACGTAGCACTTCGGCCTCGGTGGTGTCCTTGTTGATGATGTAGCTTGGGGCAACTTTCGCCGCTTCCGGGGTGGTTTCGCTGCTTACCGTCTTCTTTGCCATCGCTTTATTCCTTTCCTAACACTTCAGGAGGAAGCCTTGCGGCTTTCCTTAAGCTCCAGGTAATCCTTCGTCGTCATGCCCAGGCGCTTGATGCGCGCGGCTTCCGCCGACGTGATGTACACCTTCTTCTTCGGCGCACTGCCTGGATGCGCCGCTGCCCCCTCCATGAGCACCGCAGGCTTGGCAGGTGCCGCGCGCCGTGTCTCGGGCGCCGTCGCGTTCCGCTTCTGCTCGCGTTCCTCCATGATCTCATCAAGATGATTTGACTTAACGAACAAATATGCCTTCCTCAATTCCTTCGGATCTTTCTGTTGCACCGGGTGGAGCTTAGCGAGTTCCGCCCGCACTTCTTTCTCGTAGCGCGTGAAGATCTCACCCTCCTTGGCGTCGTTTCGCAGCCGCCACTCGGCATTTTCGAACGCGGCCTCCATCTGCGAGACGATCAGCGGCCCAAGCTCATCGCGCACGAGCTTCCTGGCCTGGCGATCAATGGCCTTCTTCAGGGCTTCGCGTGGCTGCTTGTCGAACATGCCCTCTTCCACGCCCTTCCAGAAGGCTTCCTCGTCATCGGTGGAGGCGGGTGGCGTTGCAGGTACACCGGCGTTGCTCAGCTTCTCCTGCAGGAACGCAAACCCATCCTTGATGGCAACGCTGGTGTCGCCGCGGGCGCGAAGCGCTTCGTTTTCCTTCCGCAGCTTTTCCAGCTCGGGGTCGGGTGCAGGCGCGACCTGCTCTTCCTTCTCCTCGGGCAGCTTATCCACCACCACCACTTCCTCGTCCTCGGCCTGCTCTTCTACGGCCTGCTCCTCGTCACTCATGCGCTCTCCTCTTCTTCAGCGGTATAGTACTCAAGGATCTCCTTGATCTCCGCGAAGCACTTGATCTTTCCTTGCAGCACCCTGATCTCCTCCATGCTCTTCCGCACGTCCTGCAACTCATCCCGATATGACAGGAGGAGTAGCGACCATCGGGCCTGTAGAACCTGGAAACCCTCCGAGTGGAGCAATGCTTGTACCTGTCGCCGCTCCTCCAGGAATTGCTCCCGGGCCTGCCGCTCCTGTTCCTGGAGCAGGAACACTTCCTTGTCCAAGTCCGGGCTGCTGCTGTCCAATACCTGCTTGCGGGATGCCATTCTGCATACCTCCTATCTGTCCTTCCATGGCATTCATGAGTGCCAGAATCATCTCCTGCTTTTTGTAGTCAGGGACGTACTTCCTCGTGTTTTTCTCCGCGAAGAACCGCAGGATCTCCTCCATCTGCCGGCAGAAGCCGACGTAGACGGAAAGCAAGTACTTATACATGTCCGGCATCGCGGCCATCATCTGCTGCCCCATGGGGCCGAAGAGCTGCTGCGCCAGGGGAAACGTCTTCTGGAAGAAGAGGGCGTAGAGCTGCGTGAGGGTGAGCAAGTTTTGCCGCTCTCCTTCGAAGGTTTCCTCGGCGTCGCTTGTATTTACGCTGAAGCGCAACCGCACAGGCACCTCGGAGATATCGATGCTCAACGCCTGCTCGAGCAGCGCGATGTCGTCGTCACTGAGGCGCTGGATGTTTCGCTCTTTGGCCAGCACCAGCTCCTTGTTGAGGATGAGCTGGTAAAGCACCAGCTCTCCTACGCGGGCGTAGCTGGCCTTTCGCGTTTTCATAATGGCACCGAAGACGCCCCCGCTCTGCTGCAAACGCTGATTCTGCAGGCCCGGGCTGTCCCTGGTCTTCACCGTGCTGTCCGCGAACCCTCCCATCGCCTCAGGTGCAGCCGTCGCCTTCTGTGAGTACATGATGGCAAGCTGTTCACTCTGGAAGGAGATCATCGTCGGCTCGGGGAACTTTACCTGGCTCCAGTCCTTCTGGGGATCGTCCAGGAACCAGATCTTTCCGGGGTAGGTCTTCTCTCCGCTGCGGATACCCGAAGACTTCTTCAGCGCTAGCATCGGCGCGATGCTGGTGTGCATCGCGTCCAGGCGGTAGTTATGCGTGGAGTCCACTTCGTCTTGCATGTACTCGGAAAGCTGGGCGACACCCATGCCTTCCAGGCGAAACGGCTTGAGCAGGTGGATAAACGGCTCGAACGGACGCTTGCCGAGAGGGTTGTAGTCTTCGCGGAGGACGGTTTTGCTTTCGCGGTGAATCGTCAGGATGCAGTCCCGGAACACTCCGTCAAAGTCCCAGAACATGTAAACCTCAAAGATGTCCCACATCTCGGACGGCAACTGGCTTGCCTCCGCGCGCATGTCCGCTCGTTGCTCATTCACCTCCGGCTCCGCGCGGTACCAATGCTCCAGGCCATCCACGGCTTCCTTGTCATACAGTCCCTGCTCGGCAAGCTGCTGAATCTCGGGCCAGGTGTGATGCACGCGGTGCGCAAACCACGGGGCGGTCTGGGGGTTACGGTATGCTTCCCGGTACCAGACGTCTTCCAGGGCAATGGGCACCAGCTCCGGCCCATCGTGCTGCGTGATGGTGATGTCCTGAGGGAAGCCCGTGGCGGGGTCCGTGCGCCGCGCAGTGTAGGAAAGCCTCGTGTAAGGTACCTTCACGAAGACCACACCCATGCTGTTTGCTTCGTAGTTCAGCGTGGGGTCCACGTTGGCCTTGTCCAGGTCCGCGGGGGACTTCGCGAGAAGGTCGAAGTAGCGCGTGAGCATATCCGCGATGTTCACATCGGTCTCATCGCGGTCCCGCATGGCCCCCACATGCCAGAACGGGTCCACGTCGAAGGTGTTCATAGAGGCGCCGTAGAGGGTGTTGTGGTTGCCGACCGAGAGCGGCACGGCCACGTTGGCCGACTTCGGGAACGGATAGTCTTTCTGCGTGTGCTCAGGGAAACCCTCGCGCTGCCTCCTCCACTTATCCCACTTCGTGAGCTTCTTCGCCCGCTCCTGCTCCGCGTAGGAAAGCTCGTCTACGATGTAGCCGACGGCCTTGTCCCGCTGCTCCTGCTCGTCAAAGATCTGCGGCATCTTTCTTCCTCCTAATATCCTGTCGTCGCATTCCTGCCCGCCTGTTCAAACTCCGCGTCCTGCTCCACGGAGAAGGCTTCTTCGGCCGCGTCCATGGGGCGGCGTAGCCCCGCGATGAGCTTTGCGCACATGTCCAGGAAGTCCTGTTTGTACTTGGCCTGCGGGAAGATCCGCTGCTCATCGGTGAAGTTCCGCCAGGCTTCGTTATCGCAGGCGTAGACTTTTCCCTTGGCCAAGGGCGTTCCCACGATGTTCCTGATGCGTGCCACCTTCTCACCTGTTTCAGGCACAAGGTTGAAGAAGATGTATTGCCCTCGGTCGTAGGCTTCCTTATCGAGGATTGGTTTCAGCACTTTCTGTTGCGCATTCCCTTCCACGATAAACTCCCGTACATGCCCGGCGAACTTCGCAGCTCCCGAGAAGATGTAGTCAAAGGTCTCCGCAATGGAGTAGAAGCCACGCTTTCCATAAAGAAGAAAAACTTCCCCGTCCGCGTTCATGGCGCCCACGCCGATGGCGGTGCGGGAAGTTTTCGATGAGATCCCTTTATCGGTGAAGGCGGGGTCTATGGCGCCGATGCAGTCCATGCGGTCCAGGCGATAGCGGGTTTTTTCCGTAGCATCCCCGAAGTTCTCCTCTTGCTTGTACACATACCACCGCTGTTCATCCACATCCCAGTCCAGCCAGCCGCGCTTGATCTTCATGTCGGAAAACTCTGCCAGGCCGGTCTTCAGCGGACGGTTCATGCTCTGGGTCATCGCGGACCAGTAGTCGTCTTCCTTTTGCTTGTCGAGGGACGCCTCCGTGAGAACTTCCGGGTTCACGGCGACACCATCCTCGACGCCAAGCCTGTTGTACACCGTCCATTCGCCGCCGGGCTTCTCGACAAACTCTTCCAGCGTGTAGCCAAGGAAGAGCTTGCAGTCATCGCAGACGATGGCGCTGGGATCGTCGAGAGACCAGCGCGTGGCACTCATCAATACCCTGCTGCGTTTCTTGCTCCTCAGCAACGCATTCCTGTTCGTCTTGAACCACTGGACCTTCTTCTCCATGTCCATATTTCCCATGTGCTCGGCGTCGATGTCCTCGAGGCCAACAAGGTCATCGATAAGGATGAGGTCATAGTGCTTGCCTTCACCGGCGCCGCCTGCGCCGATAGCGGTGACATTTGCCTCGGTGCGGTAGCGGCTTCGGTTAGGAAGCACCATTACCTTCTCGTTCCATAGCGGAGCGGTGGGAGATTGCTTGTAAGCTGGATAAAGATCAGCGAACAAGTTATTGCTGTCAAAGGTGCGCATGATGTTCCGCTTGAAGTCCACGGCGTTGTCCAGGACGGCGTTGGCGATGAGGATGGTGATGTTCGGATTCCGCAACAGCTCCCACGTCGCTCCGCCATGCGTCATGATGGTGGACTTCAGGAAGCCACGCGGAACAAAGCAGGCCGCGTGCGCTCCGGGATTCATGCAGTAATCGCTCTGGCGAAAGTTGCACATTTCCAAATGCAGGTCTTCGTTGATTTCGTTATAGGGTCCAGCCGAGCCAGCAATGTACTTCAAGAAGAAGAAGAGCGACACGTATCCCAGCTCCGCCAGCAAGCTCACGAAGTTTTCGTTCGTCGGATAGTTGCCACCAGAGACTTCACGTACCAACTGCTTGACCATCGTGATAGCGTTCTTCTGGTTCTCCTTGTTGAAGCTTGGCGCCTTCGGATGCCGCCGGAAGAAGAACTCTCCGGGGGCCGACACCGGCCGACGGCCTTCGTTCACCGCGACACCTTCTCCCATCCGTCGCGGGTGAACTGGCTCGAGGAGCCTGCACCTTCATAAGAGCCTACCGGCGGAACAAAGGTGAAGACGCTGGTTTCCTTCTTGCTTGTGATCTTCTTGCCTTTTCCGCCGGCAGGTTTTTGCTTCATGTAAGGGCGAACTCCTTGCGCCGAGCGCGATGCTCTCGGGAACGCTCCCGTGCGCACTCCTGGCACTTTCCTCGGGAGTTCCTCATGCTCTTCGGATGTCCATTCCTGCAGGTGGTCGCGTAGCGTCCCAGCCAGGGGCCGTAGCCGAAGATCACTTCCGCCGCGGCATCCCCGAAGACTTCCGCGTAGCAGCGCTTATGAAGGCCGCTATACTCGGAGAACAGACGCGGAAGCGGCATGATGTCGCTTCGCAGGCCCTGGTGGTTGCGGGGACGGCCTTTGATGGCGGCGACACGCGAGATCTCAACCGAAGAAAAGCCCATCTCGATGAGGAAGCGCTCGTCGGGCTCCTGGCCGGTTAGCCTGCCTGCGTTCATACCAGCGCGTCCTGCTCGAGCAGCTCGGGCGGGATGTCATCGGAGGCGGAGGCCGGCGTCACATCGCGAATAGCCTTCGCAAGGCGCTTCTCGGCGCCGGCGACGCCAGCGACCTTCGCCATGCCGGCGATGGCAGCGATGACAGCGGCGCCGACAAGCTTCGCGGAAGTGTCGCCGGATTCCTTTCGCGGTGTGATGCCGTTTATGCTGAGGATCTTCTCGGCCGCGGAAAGGGACACATTATCGTCCTTGTCGCCAGAGCGCATGATGGTGACCATGCGGCGCGCGGCTTCTGGGGCGGCGGCATGGAGCACTTCTCGCGCGGAGGCGAGGTCCTTGGCAGAAGGCTTTCTAACGTCATCCACGAGAAGAAGATAGCATGAGCGCGGGCCGACGCTCAAGCAAGCCGATGTCCGTTTCTAACGCGCGAAGGGAAAAAAGTGAAAAATTGCTCAGGTGGTGCGGGGGCCATTCACCCGTTTCGCATCGGCCGTTTCCAGGAGGGGTAGCCGGCAAACGTCGTTCGCGCCCGGCTCGTGCTACGCTGAGTGCATGGAGGGTACACGCATGATAAAGACCGAAGCTCAGCTAAAGGCGTACTACAGGAACAGGCCGATCCCGGTGGACAGCCTGTTCCGCATCATGGACGGGGCGAGGGCGCTGCGGGATCGCTCGCTGGACACCACGCGTCGCCGGCGTCTGGCAATCATCATCGACCGCGCGGCCGCGACGGTGGCGGACTACTACGCGCTCACGGAAGAGGGGGCGGATTGATGGACCACGAGCAAACATTCCATGATAACAAGGCCGATGCACTGGCGC